GCAGTCCAACAGCTAAGCTGGGACTAGCTACACAGGCTAACTTCAATGGAAGCAATCGTCAACCAGTAGTCCAAGGGTTGAAGATTGGACATACCTACACAATCACCGCATGGATTAAGCAAAGTTCAGGATGTCCAGATGTTTATATGGATTTCCGAGATAGTAACTCATTAGGAATTACTGGGTTAAGTACAAATTCAACCAAGATAACCAATCCAGAAAGAATAGATGGAACTTGGACTAGACTTCAAACTACTTATACAGTTCCTCCAAATGGACTTAGTGAATACTATTTCTTCTTCTATGTTTATCTGAGAGATACTAATCTAGCTCCATTCTCTTTTTGGGTAGATTCAATTATGGTTGAAGAATCTATTGCTCCTTATGGTGGTTACTTTGATGGTGGTTTTGCTTCGGCTGATTACCAATGGGAATCTGGTGGAACAGCTAATAACTGTAGATCTTATTACTATCAGGACTACAACAACAAATTACTAAGACTACAGAAAGCTATGCCATCAGTATTACCTGTTGGTGAATATTACAATCTACTTTTTGCTCAACCAATTACATAGATCTATTGAGATATAGATAAAGAGAGATACATTTCTTCTTATTAGTAAGAAATATATCTCTCTTTTCTATTTATATAAATAAATATATTAAAAAGGGTAGCACGGGGTAGCAAATCTGTCCAGTCTGCTATGCTGTGGAACCTACGAAGGAGAAGAGATGGAAATTGTTACTGCTGCCCTGATGTCGATATGGGCGTGGGGATTTATTCGGAACCTGCTCTGGAAATTACCAGAATGGGTGCTGTACTTGACAGTCATACCTGGTATAGCCTACCTTTCATTGCATGTTCCAGCAGACATACGTAACCCTGCTGCGGTAGCTGGAGTTGTGATGCTTGTACAGACAACCTTGTTCAAGGGGTTTCTACCTGCTAAGCAGAGCGTTGTCAAGAGACGTAGATCCAATATTCCTCCACCCCCTTGACAGACGCTAAAGGATCATCTACGGTTTTGACATCAACGAAAACAGGAGGGGTTAATGACTCGCGACTTTACTAAGGACCTGACCATTATGGTTGGTGGGTCTGGGAATTCTTCCATCAAGAACGTGGAAGATCTACTTGCTAATTTCATCTTTGGTCCAGTTGAGGAACGAGAGGTTCATGTAATCCTCCCTATCCTGGCTCAGATGGGTGGTGGAATTAGGAATCTTGTCAAGATTGGTATTGAATGGGGATTCACATTCACCATTCTTCAGACTCCAGATGCACCTATGACCAAGGATATTTCTGCCCTTCCAGAGGAATCGTTTGTTAAGGTTCCATCTGAGTCTGAGGCTGTAACCTATGGTCTTGATCTGCTTATGAATGCTCAGGACAATGGCAATGAGGTTGCCTTCCTTTGTGCTTACAATCCTGCGAGCACATATGAGCAAGGCAATCCAACTATTAGTGACTTTGAGCTTATTGGATACCCCAAGAAGAATCCCAACCTTATGACTCTCAACCTCTGTGAAGGTCTTATTGATTCCTTTGAGGGATATGAATCTGAGGAAGACATCAAGGAGCGCGAGAAGCTTCAGGACGAATTTGACAAACAGAAGGCAGTAGAGGAAGAGGCTAAGTCTAAGACTGTCAAGAACGTCTCTGTGCCCCGTAAGCGGACTCAAAAGAAGGTAGAACCCCAGGAGCCCAAGCCTCTTGAGATAGAGCCTGAGAAGCCCCTTGAGGAGCCTTCTGAGCCTGATCCTCGCAATGAACTGTCTGCTACTGTGCCTATCGTCATCGGTACTCCTGACATTCAGGAAGATATTCGTGCTGCGCATGCTGAGGTAGAGAAGCGCAACACGGTGGCTGTTTCTAGGGATGATCTTGCTGAGCTGAGCCAGAACATCAAGGAGCTTACTGCTTCGTTCGGTAAGATCATGGACACATTCACTCGTATTCTTAAGGATGGCTAATGACTATGCAGGAATTGCTGGAGCTTGGTGCTCCCGCTCTTCCCGATGGATATTTCTATCGGGTTAAGCAGAATTTTTATGGAATTCTATGTATTGAAATTCGCAAGGCTGGAAGATTTAAGTCCAGAATGATTGCAGATAGTTATAGTGATCCTCACCTGAATACAGAAGGAGATCCTAAGCAGGCTATTCTTAAGGGAATTCGATTCGCTCTCGATAATTGGGGAGCTAAGAAGGAAATAGCTGAGATGTATTCTGCTCTCCATAAGTGGGAGGGCGATCATAAGTAATGATATTTAAGGGCAGGTGTCAAAGAGACTTCACTTGCATTAAAAACAATGGCCATTCAGGAGATTGTGAATTTACTAAATGGCCTACGTCAGAGGAGTTGGAGAAGTTGACAAAGCAAGTTGGTGGGAATCATTATGAGCAAATGGCTATCCAGCCTTGGGAAGTGATCCAACGAGGGGATCTTGACTTCTGGGAAGGGAACGTGATTAAGTATGTCATGCGTTATCGAGCCAAGAATGGCCTAGAGGATCTTAAGAAGGCCCGCCATTACCTTGATTACTTGATCGAAAGGGAGCAGAAGAATGGCAGTAAGTGACTACGTGTGTGAAATAATCATGGACGAGTGGCCTGAGTGGACTGGCAATGAACTTTATTCCACTAAGGAACTTGCGCAATTCTTTGGTATTCAGGATTTTGAAAATGCTTTCTACGATAAGTGGAAGGCTGGCTATGATGATGCTGAGGAGCCCGGAGAATTTAAGTGGGAGTTTATTAGCAAGGGTCTTTATCATCTGTATGAGGATGGAAATCCCACAGGTGTTGCCCTGAAGTTCCGCTTTGTACATACTGGAGGCTCTAAGGCGTGACATCCAAGGAATTCATGGATGACTTGTGGGGAACCTCTAAGAGTGCGGAGATCCCTATTAAGCCTTCTTTTAATGCCCGAGAACTAGCTAAGTATTTCCAGGACCAATTCATAGGTGCCGAGTGGCATTCAGGGTTCGGCATGGTCAACGTGCAGGCTCTGTCAGGAGCTATAGCCAAGTGGAAGTCTCGCACAGATTCTGCTACAGTCAGAGCCATGATTGATCTCTACATGTCGGATGCATCTGTTCGTGGAAAGAATCCAGGTTGGACAGACTTTCTTAGCCATGCAGAGGCAATCAATGTTAAGCTCACTGCCAAGCCAGAAGAAGATGAGTGGACTAGGTTGGCTCGACTAGAGGAAGAGGAGTATGGATGACACAGATCAAGCTCTCGGATGAGTTCTATGCTCAGCGTTGGGAACAGTCTAATATACCGATCAAGCATCGGGGTATTCGTCTGAGCCAGTTGCACATTACTTATCCAAAGGCATTGACGGCTGCAAATACTTTTATCAATAATTTTGAGGATCACTATGTCTCAAATAAGCGCGCTGCGGCGGGTGTTTTTCCAAGCGATAGAAGCAATATTGGTCGTGGGCTTCTTTTTACTGGTCGTAATGGGACTGGCAAGTCCACTCTTGCGAATGCTATTCTGACAGAAATTCAGTATCGTAGTCCTTCTTATCGAGTTCTTTATATCCGATTCTCTGATTGGAAGAAGGCTCTTACTGATACTTTTTCCAAGGAAGATACCGAAGAGAAGGCGCGTGGTCGTAAGCTTCTAAAGCTGACAGAGCTTTCCCATCTTGTTGTTCTTGATGATATTGGTCAGGAGCATCGTACAGCTTCCGGATTCACAGAGTCTTCCCTTCATGAGCTTCTTCGTGTACGGTATGAGGCGGCAAGGCCAACCATCGTAACCACCAACGTAAGTAACTTCCTGGATACTTACGGAGAATCCTTTGACAGTTTTCGACATGACGCATTTGGCCAGTCAATCATTCTAGCTGGTGATGATATGCGCAAGCCTAGTAATAGAAATAATTGAGGTACAAATGACGGAATCCCGAAATATTTTTGACCTGCTTGGAAAGATTGAGTGGGAGGGCGGTCTTGGAGCTGCCATGGAGTATGGTCTTCATGACGTTGAGGACTATGATGTTCCAGATGAAGTGAAGGAACTTTGGGAAGAAGCTGCCACTATGTACTGTGAGTGGGAGGCTCTTGCTGATGAATTGCAGGACGCACTGAATAGGGCAGAGAACCGGTATAACGAGGAGAAGGGCTTTTAAAATGGTTGACATCTACAAGGCTGTTGTTGAGGTTGTAGGAATCCTTACAGATCATGGAGTTATGCTTCCTGACAATCCGTATGACTCTCGCAATCTTGAGGAAGCCCTTAGCGACTTCCTTGATAGATTCTTTGATGAGGCATCGGATGAGACTTATGAGGATGCCTATAATGCTGGGCGCGAGGCTGGCTATGACAGTGGTTACGATGAGGGCTATGATCAGGGTCAGTCTTCTGGATATGATGAAGGTTATGAGACAGCCGCTAGCGCTGTACGAGATGCACTGAGTCTGTAGTTTCAATAGAGTCTAGGATCTCCCTAGGCTCGGTTGGAATTATCGATAAGGAGGAGAAATGCAAAAGGTTATCCTGACTACTGGGCTTCCAGCATCAGGTAAGAGCACGTATGCTTATGAACTTATTGCTCAATCAGGTGGCAATCTGACTGGTGTTTCTCGCGATGAGATCCGCAAGATGATTGGTTGCTTTCCCATCGGCAATAAGGAGCAGGAGGATCTGGTATCTAAGATTCAGGACGACATAATTATCCGAGGAATTAAGGAAGGTAAGAACGTTATTGTTCACGATACCAATCTGAATAAGAAGTCTCCTACCCGAATTAAGAAGCTCTTTGATGGAGATGTTGAATTTGCTATCGCTGACTTCACTGATGTTCCCATTGAGACCTGCATTGAGCGTGATGCAAAGCGTGAGAATCCTGTAGGCGCAACTGTCATTCACAACATGGCACGGCAACTCCAGAAGCCTTGGAGGCTTACTCCAGAATTCATGAATGACATAACGCTATCTGACCCTCTGGTGCATGATCCTGCGCTGCCTAATTGTGTTGTGTTTGATGTAGACGGTACGCTAGCTAAGCATGTTGCGCGTTCTCCTTATGATTACTCTCGTGTCCTTTACGATGCTGTATTCAATGAGATTGCCATGCTTACTCGCATGTATTCAAAGGCTGGATACAAGGTATTCATTATGTCTGGTCGTCCAGGTAAGCCGCAGATCATGAAGGATACGATTACGTGGCTGAGCGATGCCAATATCTACTATGATCAGCTTGTTATGCGTGGAGCAGATGACAGTCGTAATGACGCAGATGTAAAGCAGGAAATGGTTGATCTTTATATTCGGGGCAAGTACAACGTACTGATTTGGTTTGATGATCGTGACCGTGTTGTTCGTCGTCTGCGTAAGCTGAATATCAAGGTGGCTCAAGTAGCTTATGGCGACTTTTAAGGATGATACAGGGAGAGAGTGGAGTGTTCATGATCCTTCCAATTGTGCTGGAACTAATTGTGCAATCCACAATCCTTCCGATCACCCGTTGAATAGTGCTAAGCTAATTATTCGTGCTGACTCATTCAAGTTCGGTTTGATTGAGCGCATCTGTAGTCACGGCATCGGGCATAGTGATCCAGATAGCGTAGCCTATTTTGAACAACATGGCACGCATGGTATGGGTGTTCATGGCTGTGATGGCTGTTGTAATGGAACCTATGAGGAGATTCAAAATGGCTAACGCCGTATTCGATGGTGGAGAGGACCCACAGGATTGGGTACCCGAAATAGAATCCGAACCATTGACACTAGATGAGATTGACGATAAGTGGATTCAGTTCTACGCTGATCGCATTCAGACACAGATTGAAAACTTCTTGGAGCAGAATTGAAACGTGGAGAGTTATCGTCTGAAACTCTTCCCCGTGCGTATGTTGTATTCGAAAATTTAGTAGGTCTCCTGCCTTCACCCAAAGACCGAATCGCAGAGAGTTTGGCGCGAAAAAGAAAGAAATGGGATCAGGCAGCAGACTATTATCAACTGAATATCAAGACATCGCAAGGAATTCGGGATCTATATTGGGTACGTCACTTCAGAGTTGACGTCATTACCTTTATAGATCCCGGCTTTGTTTCAGCTATTAGAGATAAATTGGATAGCCGCAACCTTCTATTTGGAGGGGTGCATTACTATGACACAGACTTGCTGCTAGCTGACTTGACGTATGATCCTGCCATCATCAAGGTTCTGGACCCTGATCCTAAGAGGGTATTGACATGGGGAAGTAAGGGAGCGTACTGTTCTAGCGAGCAGTTTGATCTACTTAAGTTATTGACATAGGAGGAATCTTGGCGACTTTCAACGTCGAGAAGTTGTTTGTTTCTAAGATCATTCAGGATCAGGACATGACGGAAGTCGCTGACGTTCCCCCGTACTTCCTGAATGATCCTGATTATCGTGCAGCATTTGAATTCATCAGAAATTACTATGCTGAGATTGGGTCTGTTCCTACTCAACGTGTATTCAACATGGACTTCAAGGACAGAGATAATAAGCCGCTCAAGCTTATCCAGGTTGATGAACCATGGGAAGATATCAAGCGTCGGGTAGAGCGCCAGTACATTGCTGGTGTTCTTGCTGAGAATCTTGATACTTTCAATGATGCCTTTGAAGCTGGGGATATCGATGAGGCTATCAATATTCTTGGTGTCACAGTATCCAAGGCACACACAGCTATCCCAAATCCCAGAGACGAGGATGTCTCTACAACGGGTGCTGAGAGGCTTGCAAGGTACCTAGACAGGAAGAACAACCCAGGAACGCTAGTAGGTGCTCCAACAGGCTTCCCAACGATTGACAGAGCCACACAGGGCCTTCAGCCTGGTCAGCTTGTAACCATTACTGGTTTGGCTAAGGCAAGTAAGTCTTCTCTGGCAATGAAGATTGCAATGAATATCCAGGAAGATGGCAAGCGTGTAATGTATCTGACCTACGAGCAAACTGTTGATGAGCAGACTCGTAGGCTTGATGCTTATCGCGCTGGATTCAATGATAATCTTCTGAACAGTGGTGAGATAGACCATGATCAGTGGCTGGCTCTACAAAAGGGAATTGAAAAGACTGAA